GAGATAGGCATGCCGTTATTACATGGATTCATTAAAAGAAAAAAAATACAAATATGTAAAAAACATGCTTTCACAAGATCTTGTGAATTTTTTAACAAGTTTTAGTTTAAAGAACATAAGGTCAGGTGATAGAATGGCGCCAACATCCTCTGCTATGCACTCTGTAAATTCAGAGATATATACTCACATTATTCATCATCTTCACCCAATAATGGAATCACAAACAGAATTAAAATTAAAACCAATATATTCTTATAATAGAATTTATTACGGTGGATCAGAATTAAAAAAACATAAAGACAGAGCATCTTGTGAAATAAGTGCATCGATAGGATTAAACTACAATTATGAAAATCCTAATTATATGTGGCCACTTTGTATGGGGGATTTTCCTTTAATAATAAAACCAGGTGATGGCGTTATATATAAAGGATCTGAAATAGATCATTGGAGGCCAATATTTAATCAACCAGAAAAGTGTTGGCATCATCAATTATTTATTCATTATGTCAATGCAAACGGTCCCTTTAAAGATTATGAACCAGAAGATAGTTTTGAAAATTTAAATAAAAATTTAAATAGAGAATAAAATGATTTTGTATGCAAACGTTGATGATAAGTCATTAATAATTAATGAAGTTTTACCTAAAGATCTTTTTGAAAAAGTTTCTTCTTATAATTATGAAAATATTAAAAATAATAAAAGAAATATAAACCACAAAGATTGGCAAGATACATTACACAAAGACGATTATGAAAATACTACAATGCAACAAGTAAGGACAGTTGATAATTTAGCTAATTATAAAAATGAAAAATATGAATATGTTGATAAAATATTTAAAGAAGTTTTAGATGAAATTATAAATTGTGAATGGATACCGTTTAAAAAGAAATCATGGTTAGTTTTATCTTATTACGAGTATGATAAATATGCTGGAATAAATTGGCATGATGATGACACATGGCCACTGAATCATTCCTTATATATTCACAAAGAATGGAACAAAAATTGGGGTGGAGAAACACTGATAGATACAGGTAGAGGTTTACCTTTGTGCGTAAGCCCCGTAACAAACTCAATGGTAACAATAAAAAATAAAGTACCTCACAAAGTTTGTGCCGTTACAGGTCCAAAAAAAAGAAAAGTTTTACAGTTTAGAGGCGTAATTTACTAATAATTAGAATCGTAATATGTCCAAGTTCTTGACCAATCCCAATAACTTGCTGTGCTAGAATTATCACTAGACCAATCGTCCATTGAATTTCCATCATTAACCCAACTTGTTGTTGCGCTAGTATAAGCAGTATTGAAAGCAGCTTGAGCAGTTTCTATTTGTCCTTTTCTAGTTTCTGCCCATGTAAGTAAAGCAGCAACTGTAGTAGATCCAACAGCGTCACTCGTAGCATTTAAACTTGTGTTACCAGTCATCATACCTGTTGATGCATCTTTGTTCTGAATTTCGTTTTGACCACTTAAATTATTCCAAATTACGTAGTGAATTGTATCTGGGCACCAACCATCTTGCCAAGCATTACCTTTATCAGCCCACGCAATACGAAAATTATTATCTATAAAAATATGCTCCTTGTTTGCGATTACAATTTCAGTAGCCATAAATATCTCCTAGTGTTTAATAATGTACTGAACAACTACAAAAGGTGAAAACGAATTTGTACCTGATGCAGTTACATCCCCAGTTAAAGTTGTTGTAATATTACCTGTTAAAGTTCCAGACAATGTATGAGAGTGATTGTGACCTGTGCCTGAACCTGCGTTTACAGTTGAACCTGATGATACTGGGTTCAAACTTTGTCCCCTTGCTGCACCTTGACCAGGATCTCCAAGTCCGTTGTATAGACGAATTACGTGATCGTGTGAACCTAACTGAGCTTCAGTTAAAGAAGTGTTACTAATACTACCAGTAATAGTTACAGATTGGTTTGTTGCATTTGTTGCAGCTTGGTTATTTGTAACAGCTACTGTAACTGTATTAGCACCGCCTGTACCTGCTAAATTATTACTACCGTCTTTACCTTGAGGAAATTTACCTTGTAAATCTGGTACATTAAAAGTAGTAGAACCATCACCAGCTCCATAAGTTGTAGAAATTACATCAAATAAATCTGCATATGTAGTTCTTGATACAGCAGCGCCATCACATAGTAAGTAACCATTAGGAGCCGTGGCTTTAGCCCAAGGTTTGATTGTTCCTACCTCACTTCTATTTGTTATATCTTGTAAGTTAGCCATGTTTAATCGTTATACTTTAATAACCAACCATTGTCACTGTCATAATACACCAACGATATTCCAGCTCGGTTAGTTGATATTGTTAAATCTGCTGCAGTTCCTTGAATCTTTTCACTGTTTCTTCCAACGGTAATATTGTTACTAGCTGCAGTACCATGTGAATCAATTATCTTTACTTGGTTTCCAATTGAAGGAGAAGCAGGTAGTGTTATAGTGACTGCACCACCAGATGTATCAACAAAGATATTGTCACCATCTGAAGCTGTATAGTTTCCACTTTTTTCAATCCATGATTCACCTAAACCAGCGAGTGTAAAAATATCATACCAGTTAGTTCCGTCAGTAGAAACTAATCTGTATTTACCGTTTGTAATTGTTACTGTGTTACCTGTAGCACCTAACCTTGCAGTAACATCAGCACCACCAGAAATGTTGTTATAAAGTCCGTAAGTTTTTTGTGTAGTTGGAAACTGAACTATGTGAGTTGTAGAAATAGTTCCAGAAAAAATTATTTGA